AATCCAAATTGAACAACAAAGGAATCAGCTACAAGCGCAGTCTGAATCACAAAGAGTTCAATCTCAGACCGAGATTCAGTTGAAGAAAGACCAGCAAATGATGCAAATGGAGATCATGAAACTCCAAGAGCAGGCAAGACAAGCAAATCAAAGGGTACAGACTGAGCTGTTTAAACGGAGTAAATAATGGAAGAAAAGATACTCAAACATTTGCTATCCGAATTACGAGAGAAGGAACGTTCCCTCTCAATGAGTCTAGGTGACGGGGGAGCTGCGGATTTCCCTGCTTACCGAGATATGTGCGGCCAGATTAGGGGTCTCTTGTACGCACAGAATTTAATCACTGACCTCTTACGAAAAATGGAGCAAATCAACGATGAGTGATCTTTTAATCAGCGATGGGGCGGCAACGACTACCCTCCCAGACAACGCAGAAGACAAGGCAAGACAATTGCCTGATCCAGTTCGTTTTCAAATTCTGACAGTCTTACCAGAGATTGATGAGGAATATGAAAGCGGATTGGCTAAAGCTAAAACCACAATACATTATGAAGAAGTGCTTTCGCCAGTACTATTTGTAGTGAAACTTGGCCCAGATGCTTACAAAGATCCAGCCAGATTCCCATCTGGCCCATCCTGTAAGGTTGGCGATTTCGTTATCGTTAGACCCAATACAGGTACACGACTCAAGATTCATGGCAAAGAATTCAGGATCATCAACGATGATTCCGTAGAAGCTGTGGTTCAAGACCCCCGTGGTATCAGCAGAGCATCATAAGGAGGCATCATGGTAGACCAAGTTGAATTTACATTCCCCGATGAGGCTGATGAAAAGCCCACTCGTCTAGGCAGTAAGGTTGTAGAACCTGAACCCGAGATTGAAATTGTTGACGATACTCCAGAAGAAGATCGTAATCGTACGCCTATGGCTTCTCCGCCCGTGGAACCCACGGATGAAGAGCTAGAAGGCTATACAAAAAAGCAACAAAGCCAGAAAGTAAGAGAGTTTGCTAAGGGTTATCACGAAGAAAGACGGCAAAAAGAGGCTGCTTTACGTGAAAGAGAAGAGGCTTTAGCCCTTGCAAAAGCTGTTTATGAAGAGAATGAACGGCTTAAAAACACGGTAAATATGAGCCAAACGGCCTTTATTGACCAAGCAAAACGCAATGTAACCAGCGAAATGGCTGAAGCAGAGCGTCTTTACAAGAAGGCGTATGAGGAAGGTGACTCTGAAGCGTTGCTAAAAGCTCAAAAAGAATTGACCAACGCAGCCTTAAAAGCTGAGAAAGTTAACAATTTTAAGCCTGCCCCTTTACAACCTGCTCCAAAAGTAGTACAACCTAGTCACCCGCAGGCAGATCCTAAAGCCGAAAGTTGGCAACGTAACAACACTTGGTTTGGACAGGATGAGGAAATGACCAGTTTGGCCCTAGCGGTGCATACAAAACTGGTTAAATCGGGCGTTGACCCGCAGAGTGATGAATACTATCAACGTTTAGATAGTCGAATTCGTCAAGTTTTCCCAGATAAGTTTGAGTCTGAGGAAACCGCTGATACGAGGCAGCGCCCTAGATCAAATGTCGCTTCTGCGTCTAGAAGTGTGGCTCCTAAAAAAATCACATTGTCTGCGTCAGAGGTAAACATTGCCAAGCGACTGGGCATTCCATTGGAACGCTACGCTCGTGAGGTTGCTCAACTAAGGAGAAATACAAATGGCTGATAATCGTGCAAGTCGTGACACCGAGTCACGCAATCAATTTCAACGTCCTCAATCGTGGAGAGCGCCTGAGATTCTACCCATGCCTGACCCAAGACCGGGTTGGACTCATCGATACATTCGTATCTCAATGATGGGTAAAGACGATCCTCAGAACATTTCTTCTAAGTTCAGAGAAGGATGGGAACCCGTGAAAGCGGAGGAATATCCAGAACTGATGATCCAAGCAGCCCATAGCGGTCAGTTTAAAGGCAATATTGAGATCGGTGGATTGTTGCTTTGCAGAATTCCAGATGAGTTTATGAAACAGCGGGATGCTTATTACAACTCGCAAAACAAAGCGCAGATGGAGTCCGTGGACAATACATTCATGAGAAACAGTGACCCAAGAATGCCTCTTTTCAAAGAGAGAAGTTCAAAGGTTACCTTCGGTTCAGGTACTTAATTCACAAGGAGTCCTTAAATGGCTTACCCAATTGTCTCTGCCCCTTACGGGCTAAAGCCAATCAATTTGATTGGTGGACAGGTATTTGCGGGTTCTACTCGTCTATTACCTATCCAGTACAACTACGGAACAAACATTTTCTATGGTGACTTTGTTGCCCTAGCACGTGGTTTTGTAACCCGTCAAGCTGTCACTACCGCTGGTGGTGCTGCTGGTTTGGTTGGTATTTTCTTGGGCTGTACTTATACAGATCCAGTGACCAAGCAAAAACGTTTTAGCCAATATTATCCCGCTAGTACCCTAGCTGGTGATATTCAAGCTTACGTTACAGATGATCCTGATACTGTTTTCAAAGCAGCTATCGTGGCTTCTTCTGGTTCAACAACTGTGACTTCCGCAGCCAATGCTCTAGTTGGACAAAACTTGCAAGGTTCTGACCTCGCAGGTAACCTCAACACAGGCGACAGCTCAAACGGATTGATCATCCCCGCAGCTACAACAAGCTCTGCTTATGTTGCTCGTGTGGTTGGTTTGGTTGCAGATACAGCACAATCTTTGGGAACAGCGACTTACTCTAGCATTTCAACCGCTACAGTGACAACCGCAGCAGGTATTCCATTTGCTCTCCCCGTGGGAACAGATGTGGCATCTATTGCAGCCAATGGTCAGCTTATCCAATCTGGTTCTTACGTTGCTACGGCAGCTTCAGCAGGCGCAACTACTGTTGTGTTGAATGCAGCTCCAAGTACCGCATTTGCCTCTTCATCAACCTTAGTGTTTACACAGTATCCTGAAGTTCTAGTCAAATTGAACTTTGGTATCCACGAGTATTACACTGCAACTGCTGTCTAAGGAGCTAAATCATGGCTATTTCAAGAGCGCAACTGTTAAAAGAACTGCTCCCAGGTTTGAACGCATTGTTCGGTCTAGAGTATGCACGTTACGGCGAAGAACACAAAGAGATCTACGAAACAGAGACCTCAGAGCGTTCATTCGAAGAAGAGACCAAATTGTCTGGCTTCTCAGCAGCACCAGTCAAAGGCGAGGGTTCAGCCATCGCTTATGACAATGCTCAAGAGGCATGGACAACTCGCTATAACCACGAAACCATTGCCCTTGGTTTCTCAATCACTGAAGAAGCGATTGAAGATAACTTGTATGACAGCCTAGCCGCTCGTTATACAAAGGGTTTGGCTCGTGCTATGGCTTATACCAAGCAAGTCAAGGCTGCTGCTGTCCTCAACAATGGCTTTAACCCAGCCTATGTTGGTGGCGATGGCGTGTCTTTGTTTAGCTCTGCTCACCCATTGGTGAACGGCGGTACAAACGCCAACACTCCAACAACTCAAGCTGACTTGAATGAAACCTCTCTAGAGAGCGCAGTCATTCAGATCGCAGCTTGGACGGACGAGCGTGGTCTTTTGATCGCTGCTAAACCCAAGAAGTTGATTGTTCCTCCTTCACTCCAGTTCGTGGCAACCCGTTTGCTCGAAACCAAACTGCGTGTTGGTACAAACAACAATGATATTAATGCTATCGAGAACAACGGTTCAATATCCGAAGGATATGTAATGAATCACTTCTTGACTGACGTTAATGCATGGTTCTTGACCACTGATGTGCCTAACGGCATGAAGCACTTTGAACGTACTCCTCTTCAGAATTCAATGGACGGGGACTTCGACACAGGCAACGTACGTTACAAAGCACGTGAGCGTTATAGCTTCGGCTGGTCTGATCCCCTCGGAATCTGGGGTTCTTCAGGTTCATTCTAAGCAAAGACTTAGCAAAAACCAAAGGGGCTTCGGCCCCTTTTTCTTGTGTTATAATTGCCTGTGTCGTAATTAAGGAGAACACATGGACTATCCAAGCACAAGAGAAGAGGCAAAGAAAACAGGCAGTAAGTACTATTTCACTGGACAGCCATGCAAACATGGCCACATAGCCTTGCGTAAAACCAAAGGATCATGTCTTGATTGTTTAAAGGTGGAGTGGGAAAAAGGTAATGAAACCAGAGCGGAATACTTTAAACAATATAACCAATCCGAAGCATCTCAAAAAGCCAAGCGAGAATACTATGAACGCAATAAAGAACAAGTGATAGCAAGAGCCGCAGCTAGACCGCCAGAACAAAGACGTTTACATAGAGAAAAATATAAAACGCAAAATCCAGAGTTATACAAAGCTCTTAACAGTGTACGTAAACGCAGACATAAGAATGCCACGCCCAAGTGGATTACCGCAGAGCAGAAACTTGCCATGAGAGCTTTGTATTTAAAAGCTCAAGAACTTACCAAAATAGCTGGTCAGCGCTATGTAGTTGATCACATTATTCCGCTCATTTCAGAATCTGTATGCGGCCTTCATGTGCCTTGGAATCTGCGTGTTATCACTCAGGAAGAGAACCTTAAAAAATCAAATAAAGTCGTTGACGTTGTTTAAACATAATGGTATAAACAGACTATCTAGGATTTTTCTCTTGTCGGCAGCCCGCCTAGGGGTCACGATGCAACGATTGACAAGAGGCTTTTGCATAAGGATTTATCATGGCACGCAGTACATTTTCAGGCCCAATTCTTTCGGGCGACCAACGTTTTGGCCCAGTACGTAACGTAGGTTACACTGATCTAACACAAAATGTTGACTTAAACTTTGCCAACACAGGCGGCAATGGAACCGCTGGTTATGCTGGCGGAAGTGGTCAATTTGTCAATGGCAACTTGATCCCCAACGTAAACGCAATTGTTTACTCTCCATCAAGTTCAGTTTATCCACCAGTTGCAGCAACTCCCACTGCTGATGCTTCCACCACAGTCTATCGTGGCGC